AGCCGGAGAGGATACATTTGCCAAGCTCGGCTACAGCCTGGCGGAATCGCAAATGCTCCTCGTGCGCGAGGCGCTCAAACGAGCCAAGACGCTGCTGCTTTACCGGTTGAATACTGGCACGAAAGCGGCGGCGACGTCGGGCTCGCTGACATTGACCGCCAAGTGGGGCGGGCTCCGCGGCAACAATATCGCCGTTACGATCGCGGCGAATGTTGACGATGCCGAGCTGTTCGACGTGACGACAAGGGTCAGCGGCTCGGTCGTTGACGTGCAGACGGTCGCGAACATAGCCGGCTTGACTGCCAATGCATGGGTCGTTTTCAGCGGAACCGGCAATTTGGCGGCGGCGGCCAGCGTGCCATTAACGGGCGGAGCGGACGGAAGCACGGTCGCCCAGGATTATGCCGATTATTTAACGGCAATTGAAATTCACGATTTTAACACAATGGCGCTTTCCTCGACCGACAACACGTTGAAAGGCACGTTCGTTTCGTTCTGCAACCGGCTGCGCAACGACGAAGGCAAGAAGATCCAGGTCGTCGTCGAGAACTATCCGACGGCCGATTACGAGGGCATAATCAGTGTCAAAAACGGCGTCGTGCTTGCTGATGGCGTTACGCTGACTGCCGCACAATGCGTCGCTTGGGTGGCAGGCGCAACGTCGGGCACGCCGATGAACCTGTCGCTCACTTACAGCGCTTACGACGGTGCCATCGACGTGGTGCCGCGGTACACCAACACGCAAATCGAAACCGCGCTGCAAGCGGGCGAATTTCTGTTCACGCAGAAGGACGGTCAGGCGGTCGTCGAACAGGACATCAACTCGCTCACCGGGTTTACGCCCGTCAAAGGCAAAGCATTTGCCAAAAACCGGACGCTTCGCGTATTGGACGGCATCAATAACGATTTCGTGCGCATTTTCAGCGACTTCTATGTCGGCAAGGTCAACAACAACGCGGACGGCCGCAATTTGCTGAAGAACGAATGCATCAACTATCTGAACACCCTGCAAGGGATCAATGCGATTCAAAATTTTGACTCGCAAACGGATCTTGTCGTATCGGAAGGCAACGATGCGGACAGCGTCTATATTGAAACGTTCGTTCAGCCCGTGGATGCGATCGAAAAAATTTACATGAAAGTGACGGTGAAGTAAGATGGCATTTCTCGATCCGAAGGATACGATCAGCGGCAAAACGGCGCGTGCATACGCAACGATTGACGGACGCGTGGAGGAACTGTTTTATGCCAAGTCGTTGGAAGCAAAGATCGAAAAGAACAAAGCGGACGTTCCGGTGCTGGGCAAAACGCAAATAGGCAAAAAGCCAACCGGTTGGACCGGTACCGGCACGCTGACGATTTATTACATGACTTCCTTCTTCCGCGACCTGATGCTGACTTACGTGAAAACCGGGAGGGACGTATACTTCGACCTCCAGGTGACCAACGAAGATCCGGCCTCCAGCGTCGGCCATCAAACCGTGGCGCTCAAGCGCTGCAACCTGGATAGCGTCATTGCCGCCAAGTTCGATATCACGACCGACGACATGATGGATGAGGAAGTCGCTTTCACCTTTGAGGAAATTGAGATGCTGGACCGCTTCAACGCGCCGGTATGATAACAGGAGGCTAATTAACGATGAGTGAACTGAGCTTGTTTTTTGCTCAAAATGCGGGCGCGGACATGATGGAGGAATTTGTCGTCTCCAATCGATTCAAAGACCAGGCGGGACAGCCGGTTCCGTGGAAGCTGAGGACGATGTCCGAGGCGGAGAACGAAGCGATTCGCAAATCCGCTACCCGGCTCGTTAAAAGCAAAAATGGCGTTCGTGCGCCCGAGACCGACCCCGAAGAATATTTGGCGAAGCTGGTGGTGGCCAGTGTCGTTTACCCCGATTTGAAAAATGCGGAGCTGCAGTCGTCTTACGGCGTGATGGGCGCGGAAGCGTTGCTGAAGAAGATGCTGTTGTCCGGCGAATATGCCGGGCTGGTGCAGAAGGTGCAAGCGTTAAACGGCTATGACCGCGACGTGAACGAACTGGCGGAAGAAGTAAAAAACTGATTGCGGAGGGCGACGGCGAGGCAAATTACGCCTACTATGCCCTCCATGAACTGACGATTATGCCCTGGGAATTCGCGGGGCTTGATCGGTACAAAAAAGCCGCGTTGATCGCCATGATCGACATTCGCATCGAGGCGGAACGCCGCGCAAGATCAAAAAGCAAGAAATAACCGTAGGCGCCTCGTTTGAGGCGCTTTGCGTTTCGGGAGGAGGAGCCCGATTGGCAACCGTCGAGGAAACGCTTTTGATTTTCCAAGAGATGGGACGTTCTTTGGGGACGTTCGAACGACCGCTTCTCAAGCTTCAGGATGCATTGCTTATCATGCAAGACGTTATCGAGACGCCGGCCGCACCGGCACCACACGCACTGCCAACCGCACCGGTACCGCATGCACTGCCAGCTGCACCGGTACCACTTGCACTGCCAGCTGCACCGACGCCGCACGCCCTGCTTGCCGCACCTGCTCCGCTTGCGCTGTCCCCCGTAGAATCCGCATCGCAGCTTCCGGCTGTCATCCCCCCGCGAAGCAATATTATTGATGTGGATTTTTTCGAGATCGACAGCAATTACGACGACATGAACCGCAAAGCGCAGGAACTGGAAGCGAATATGAAGAAGATGCTGCCCGCGGCGGATCAGGTTGGCGAAACGATCAATGACAACGCAAAAGAGCAGGAGAAGCACAACAGTAAGGTGGAAGCGATTGTTTCGATCTATAGACGTGCACGAGACAGTGTCAATCAGATCGGTTCCGCTTACGAAAAGGTTGCCGGTTTAGGCCAAAGCATCGGGAAAATGACTCTCGGCAGCGCGATGGAACAGCAGCAGTTCAAGAGCGAGCTGATTGTGCGCACCGGCAGCGCCGAAGTCGGCACGGCGATGTTTGACAAGCTGAAGGCCGATGCGGCTGCAGCCGGGCAGAATGTAAATGACTCGCTGCAGAGCGCGTTGACGCTGCTGCCTATAAGCCGCAATACCGACGATCTGATGCAACTGAACACGCTGGCCGCGCAAATGGCTCCGTTCGAGAAAAGCGGGGGCGGCATTACTGCGGCTGCTTCGGCGCTTAAGGACGCCATGTCTGGAGATACAAAAGCGCTGGCGTCGCAGTTCGAGCTGCCGGAAGCGGCCATCGGGAAGTCGCGCGTTGGCGAAGCAGGCCAGGCCGGTGATGTCGGGGCGTTCGTATCTTCCATGAGCAAACTGCTGGAAGCACAGCACATGGGCGAAGCTTCCTTCAAGACGATGATGGACAGCCCGCTGGCCAAAATGAACGAATTGCGCACTCGTGTAGCTCAGTTGTTTACCGATGCCGGCAACGGCGCACTGTCAGCTTTTATGCCAATTGTCGACATGCTCAATCAGGCATTTGCCAACGGTACTTTTCAACAGGTATTTGCTTTCATTCAGTCTGGACTCGTCGCGATCGGCAATGTGGCGACAGCGGTGGTCGGCTGGCTGCTCAAACATTGGAACGCAGTCGCCGATGCGCTTGCGATCGTTGGCGTAATTGCCGCCGGTGCTGCGGCGATTTGGCTGATAAGCTGGACGATAGCCAACTGGCCGCTTCTCGCGATCATCGGTGCGATTGCGCTTCTTGGCGCCGTGCTGAGCAGTTTCGGTGTGACGGCCGATCAAATTATCGGTACGGTTATCGGAGCCTTTAGCGTATTATTCGCGCAAATTTGGAACGCAATCGCGCCCATATGGAACCTGTTGGTCAGCATTGCCGAGATTATCTTCAATCTATTCTACGATCCTGTCTATGTGATACAGAAGCTGTTCTACGATTTGGGGCAAACGATTCTCGGAATCCTGTTCCAGTCGCTCAGGGGCGTAGAAGATTTTGCGGGGGGCTTCGTCACCTTGATGCTGCAGGCGATAAACAAGGTATTGGAAGGCTGTAACTGGCTGATTGACAAATTGAACAAGCTGCCCGGCTTCAATATCAAGTCGGCTAAGTTACTGGATGAAAACAATGTTCATCTGGCGAGCGACAGCGTCAAAAGCTTGATGGACAATTGGCAGGTGCCGACCAGCAGCAAAGCTGTGAAAGATTTTTCCGTGGCAAAAATGGATTACAAGGATATCCAAGGTTCCTTCGATTCGGGTTACGGATTCGGCGCAGGTTTGGTTAACAAAATGACCGGCGCGATTGGCGGAGCCGATGCGCTGGGCAAATGGACGCAGACGCCGCAGATGCCAATACAGACCCAGACACTTCCGGATATCAATCACGTCGGTTCGGTAGGCAGCATCAACGATACGGTCGACATTTCAAGCGAGGATATCAAAATGTTGCGCGATTTGGCGGAAATGAAAAACATTCAAAACTTCGTTTCGCTGACGCCGACTGTCCAACTGACGACGGGGGATATCAACAGCGGGCACGACGTCGACACGATTATCGCCAAAATCAAAACGACGCTGGAAACGGATATCGCGTCTTCGGCCGAAGGGGCGTGGAGCGTATGATCGTTTATGGCATCGAGCTGAGCTTCAACAACAAGGAGGAATCGTTCGAGGCGCCGGTTCTTCCCGGCGCGATCGAGATCAGCGACGGCGGCAACGGCAAAACGTACGATGCGGCGGGGCTGGGCGAGATCAATGTGATCAAAAGCCCGAAGCTGCAGGAGTACTCGTTTTCCTCCCTTTTTCCGAATCAGCGTTATCCGTTCGTTACGGTTGACACGCTGCTTTCGCCGGTGCAATACGTGCAGTATTTGCTCCGCTGGATGAAAACGAAGCGGCCGATCCGCTTCATCTTCGAAAGTGATGCTTATCGGATCAATACGCCGGCCAGCATCGAATCGTTCGAATGGAAGGAAGTGGCCGGAAGCGGCGGCGATATCGAGTATACGCTGAAGCTGAAGCGGTATGTGTTTTATGCCGCGCAACGCGTCGTTGCGGTTGACGCAGGAACGTCGGGCAATGCCGACGAACCGCAGCTCATTCAGAAGGAGCCGGTCCCCCGGCCGAATGATCGTCAGCCGCCGCAGACATACACGCTTGTTCCCGTCGACAGCTTGTGGCGCGTGGCGCAGCTGCAGTTCGGCAACGGTTCGCGCTGGAAAGAAATTCAGCAACTGAACGACATTGCCGACGATCAATTGGAGCGGTTGCCGATTGGACTGGTGCTTCGTTTGCCTTCGTCCGGAGGAGCCGCCAATGGTTGAACTCGTTATCGACAACAAAAACGGGATGATGTGGAACATCTCAGCAATCGCCGCCGATATCGAATGGAAAACGAGCCGGATCGGCAAACCGGGCAGCCTGTCGTTCACTTTGATCAAGGGCGCGATTTACCAGAGCGTCGACTTTCAATATCATAACGGCGATATCGTCCGATTCCGGTTCGGGGATCGCGATGTGTTCTACGGGTACATCTTCTCCATCGACGGCGGCAAAGACGAAAATGTAAGCATCGTCGCTTATGACCAGATCCGCTATTTGCTTACGACGGACACGTACGTGTTGAAAAACGTCACCGCGTCGGACGTCGTACGGCAAATTGCGGCCGATACGGAATTGGCGGTCGGCAGGCTGGACGATACCGGCTATAAAATTCCGACCATGATCGAAGACGGAAGGAAACTACTCGACATCATCTGCAAGGCGCTCGATTTGACGCTCATTCATACGGGGCGTAATTTTTTTTTATACGACGATTTCGGTTCGCTTTCGGTTCGCAATGTGGAGGATCTGCTGCTCGACTTTATCGTCGGCGACGGCAGCTTGATGACCGATTTCAGCATCAAAACGTCGATCGACAGCGACACGTACAACCGCGTGAAGCTGGTGCAGGACAACAAGGATACGGGACATCGCGACGTTTACATCGCGTTGGACAGCGCCAACATTGCCAAGTGGGGCCGACTGCAGTTCTACCAGAAGGTCGATGACAACCGCAACGAGGCGCAGATCAAGGAACTGCTCGACAATCTGATCACGTTGAAAAATCGCGAAACGCGCTCGATGCGCGTCGAGGCGATCGGCGATATACGAATCCGGGCCGGTTGTTACGCACGTGTGCTCATCGCGGAATACGGCATCAATCAGCCGTTTCTTGTGGATGAATGCTCGCATCGTTTCGAAGGTGCGGATCATACGATGACCCTGGAATTGAAGGTGATTTAACGTGGGAACGCTGCTGGATTTGATCAAGCTGGCCGGTGTGTCCGCCGTCGATGCGGGCAGTCCGGTGCAGCTGTTGTACGGGAATGTGACGGCTGTCGACCCGATCGAAGTGAACGTCGATCAACGGTTCACGCTGACGGCCGAGTTTCTGGTGTTGACGGAACAAGTCACCCGAATGGAACTCGATTTGAAGCATACGCACGTTTACGAGGATGCCAGCGATACCGGTACGGCTTGGAAAACGACGGCAGAAGCGCTTGAACATAAACTTGTGATTCGCCCCGGACTACAGGAGGGGGACGCCGTTTTGCTGCTGCGAATGCAAGGCGGCCAGAAGTACGTCATTCTCGACAAGGTGGTGAGCGCATGATTCCTGCGGGAAGCACGCTTGCGAACGCGCCGATTCGAGAGGTGCGGCGCCCTTCGCGCACATGGAAACTCGATTTGGAGGCGCGGCGCGTCACAGGAACGATCGACGGTCTGGAGGCGGTGAAGCAGGCCGTATTCAAATTGCTGCAAACTGCCCGATATCGTTTTGAAATTTACAGCTTTCAATATGGTCATGAGTTGGAGCGTCTGATCGGGACAAGCCCGGTTTTTCTGCAATCGGAAGTATCCCGTTTTCTTCAAGAGACGCTGCTGCAGGACGAGCGCATTCTCGGCGTAGAGCAGTTGCAGGTATCGGCGGCCGGCGAAAATTTGCTGGTGAAGTTTACAGTTGTCAGCCATGCGGGCATATTTCAGGTTTCGCAGGAGGTAGGTTAGCATGTACGAAAGCTTTACGTTTCCGATGATTTTGCAGCGGATGCTGGCGCGCGTGCCGGAAACTGTCGACAAGCGGGAGGGCAGCGTCATTTATGACGCCTGCGCCGGCGCGGCGGCCGAGCTCGCGCAAATGTACATCCAGTTGGATGTGAACTACAACCTTTCTTTTATCGATACCACAGCGGGAGTTTATTTGACCCGGCGGTGCGCCGAATTCGGCGTCAATCGCGAGCCTGCCGCGCCTGCCAAGCGGAAGGGGCTGTTTTACGACAAAAGCAACAATCCGTTTCTCATTCCGGCGGGCAGCCGATTTGCGATCGAAAATCTTGCCTATGTCGCTGTCAGTCCGCTGGCGGCCGGCCAATACTCGCTCGCTTGCGAGACTGCCGGCGCCATCGGCAACCAGAAGTTCGGTCCGCTGCTGCCGATCGATTACATTGAAGGATTGGCCCGCGCCGAATTGGCGGAGGTATTGATCCCGGGGGAAGACGAAGAGACGGACGACGCGCTGCGGGCGCGTTGCTACGAAACCGTGAACAATCCGCCGTTTGGCGGCAATATCGCCGATTACCGACAAACTGTCCAAACGATTTCCGGCGTCGGTGGGGTAAAAGTGTTTCCGGTCTGGAATGGCGGGGGCACCGTCAAGTGTACGTTGATCGGGTCGGATTGGCAGGCGCCATCGTCGACGCTGATCGACACCGTCCAGACGGCGGTTGATCCCGCTGTAAACGGCGGGGCGGGCTACGGCTCGGCTCCGATCGGACACGAAGTGACGATTGCCGGCGTGCAGGAGGCTGACATAGCGGTCGAAACGACGGTTACACTGGCGGCCGGACTTGCCGTGGATCAGGTGCAGGGCGATATCGAGGCGGCCATTGCCGCCTATTTGCTGGAGCTGCGGCAAGATTGGAGCCGGCAGGAGCAGCTTACCGTGCGTGTGAGTCAGATCGAAGCGCGTGTCCTGACCGCGCCGGGTGTCGAAGACGTATCGGGCACGCAGTTGAACGGCGCCGCGCTCAACATTGCGCTCGACGGGGAAACGATTCCCGTGCCGGGGACGGTGACTGTACATGCGTAAGCCGATCCGGCAGTATTGGCCGGACTATTATCATGCGATCATCGATTTCATCGAACTGGCGGATACGCAGGATGCGGAGCTGGACACGCTTGCGGAGGCGATCGAGCAGCTTCAGGACGACCGGTTCGTGTTGACGTCCGGCACGGCAGCGGTCAAGCGCAGAGAAACGGTGCTTGGCATTCAAGCCAATCCGGCAGTGGAGACGCTCGATTTTCGCAAACTCCGCATCGTGAATCGATATTCGACCAAACCGCCGTTTACGGTGCGTGTGCTGCAGCAGCAACTGGACCGCCTTGTCGGCGCAGGCATCACGACCGTGTCGGCGGATGTGCAGCAGTTCGTGCTGGATGTGACGGTGGACATCGACAATGCGGCCGTTTTCCGGGAATTGCAGCACACCGTCGAAACGGTGAAGCCGGCGAACATGGTGTACCGGCAGCGGACGGGGTTGCTTGATCGGATCGTGTTGACGGAACATGTGGTGCAGCAGCCGATTACGTGGAATTGCGTGCTGGACGAATGGACGCTTGGGGAACCATTTGTCACGTTGGGGGCGGAGGTGGAGATCATATGATCGTGACCGACTTTTTGCAGGAGATTGCCGATTATGTAGACGGCCGCGTGGCCAAGGTGGTGCTGAACGGAAGCTATGAGATCACTGATTTTGTCAAACGGCAGATGGTTGGGCAAACGTTGGAGTTGGTCTATATCGTGCCGGCGGACGAAGTTCCGTTGATTGAATCGGTTGAGGTCCGGGATGCGGCGGATGTGGCGCTTACGTCCAATGCGGTTTATGTGCCGGTGACGTCCGATGCCTGGATTACGCATCGCATCGAAACGGGAGAGGGGAGTTAAACGATGGCCAAAACGAACTGGCAATACGGCGATACTGTGCGACCGAACGACATGAACCAGATCGGAACAGAGATTAACGATGCAGCCGAGGCGCTGGACAGTCACGAAGGGGCAACCAACGTTCACGGTGCCGCTTCGGCGGCGACGCCCGAGCGGCTTGTGATGCGGGATGCCGGCGGCCGCGCCAAGGTCGCCGCGCCGGCGGCAGCCGACGATATCGCGCGCAAGGATACCGTCGACGCCGTGGGAACCGTGGCCAATGCGGCGCTCCCGAAAGCCGGCGGCACGATGACCGGCGCGTTGACGCTGAACGCGGACCCGACGAACGCGCTTCACGCTGCGACCAAACAATACGTCGATGCGATCAAACAAGGACTGGACGTCAAAGATTCTGTGCGCGCAGCTACGACGGCAAACATAACGTTGTCCGGTACGCAAACCGTTGACGGCGTCGCATTGGCCGCCGGCGATCGGGTGCTGGTCAAGGACCAGACGACCGGCAGCCAGAACGGTGTTTATGTCGTCGCTGCCGGTGCCTGGGGACGCGCTGCGGATGCGGATACAAGCGCCAAGGTGACGGCGGGGTTGTACGTGTTCGTCTCCGAAGGGACCGCCAACGGCGACAGCGGATTCGTACTGACGACGAACGATCCAATTGTACTGGGTACGACGGCGCTTGTGTTTACTCAATTTTCCGGAGCCGGGCAAATTGTTGCCGGCAACGGGTTGACGAAAACGGGCAATCAACTCGACGTTGCCGTTGACAACAGCACGATCGAAATCAATGCGGATGCGCTGCGACTGAAAGACGGCGGAACGACCGATGCGAAGATCGGGAACCGGACGATTACAGATGCCAGCGCGCCGACCGGGGATGCGGGTACGCTGACCAATCTATTTTCGTGGCTCGGCAACATGATTAAAGCGATAACCGGCAAAAGCAGTTGGCGGACGGCGCCGGCTACGACACTGGAAGCAGCGAAGGCGCACATGGACGCGACAACCGGCATCCACGGTGCGACGATCGCGGCAACAGCAAGCGCGCTGATTCAACGGGACGCCTCGGGACGCGCTCAGGTCGCGGCTCCATCGGCGGCGGCGGACATCGCCCGCAAGGATACAGTGGACGCTGTGCAGACCAGCCTGACCAATCATATCGGCACAGGTGGAACAGCTCATGCTGCTGCAACAACCGGAGTAGCGGGATTTATGTCAGCTACGGATAAAACCAAGCTGGACGGTATCGCCGCGGGGGCGCAGGTCAATAGCGTAACAAGCGTTGCGGGCATGACAGGGGCGGTGACGCTGACAAAGGGCGACATTGGTTTAGGTAACGTCGACAACGTGCAGCAAGCACCGATAACGCACGTAGGAACTGGTGGAACAGAGCATCCTGTGGCAACTACTTCTGTCGCAGGATTTATGAGCACTGCCGATAAAGCAAAGCTAGACGGAATTGCAGCAGGCGCTCAGGTCAACGCAGTTACCTCAGTAGCGGGAAGGACGGGAGCTGTTGTCTTGGCGAAGGCTGACGTTGGGCTCAGCAACGTAGATAACCTGCAGCAAGCTACCAAGACGGAATTCAATAACCACGTAGGTACAGCTGCCTCTGCATCAGGAGCAGGGCACGTACAGCTGAGCAGTTCTGTCACAAGTACGAGTGAAGCCACAGCGGCTACTTCGTTGGCCGTCAAAACTGCTATGGATAGGGCAGACGCGGCTTTTCAGTCTGGCAGTGATTTTAAGAGCGATGTTGCGGACGCGATCACTGCCAAAGGGATCCCAACCTCACATTCTGCTAGCAAGGCAACATTCGTAGCCAGCATAGGTGCAATCGTCACCGGCGTGGACACCAGCGACGCTACTGCGGTAGCTGCGGACATACTCGCATCCAAGACAGCATATGCGCAGGGAGCTAAGATCACGGGCACAATGGTCGATCGTGGTTCACCTGTCTTGACGCCTGGAGCATCCGCTGTGGCTATTCCTGCGGGTAGATATACGGGGGGGAGCATCGCTGCGGTCTCAAACCTGTCAGCCGCGAATGTGAGGTATACTGCCACGGTGGGCGAAGTTGCAGGTAGTTTTTCACAGTACGCAAACGGCGCAACTGCTGCACATATTCTGACGGGAAGATCAGTTGCCGTTAATGGTGTCGACGTTGCGGGCTCTATGGTTGACAGATCTACTGGAAACTACGACTCCGACGTTGTAACCCAAAGCGGCAACACCTTGCTCCTCAGTGTTCCGGGTGCTGCTTATTACGGGGATGCCGCCAACATCCAAACTTCCGACAATAACTGGATCCCGGCAAACATTCGATCCGGCACATCCATGTTCGGGAAAACAGGTACGATGAAGCCCGCGATAGGCAGCAGTTGGGCTCTTCAGAACTCCCTCGGCGTGAACGGATTCACGAATGTGCTCTACGCAAAGGGCTTGTTCGTCGCTTTGTCAAATAGAGGGATATCTAACGCAGTAATTACCTCTCCGGATGGTGTTAACTGGACGGCAAGAACCACTCCTACCAACCAGTTCTATGCAATAACCTATGGCAAGGGAATGTTCGTAGCAGTTGCCAATACAGGGACGGGCAACAGAGCTATGTCCTCACCTGACGGCATAAACTGGACATCGAGAGCAACGCCTTCCGATTTGTATTGGGAATCGGTGGCCTTCGGGAACAATACGTTCGTAGCCTCTGCTCCCACAGGTACCGTGGGCCTCATGACATCGACTGACGGTATAAATTGGACCTTGCGCACCTCTCCGGGGGTAGGCTTTAGTAAAATCATATGGGTATCTGATCTGAATTTGTTTGTTGGCATACG